GCATGAAGCAGCCTAGCCTTGTGCCAGACATCCCGTGCATCTGACGCACCTCTACCAGGAGCACTGAGGTAGGCTAGCACCTCATCGTAGCACAACGCGGCCACTAGCTCCTCAGCAGCATTGGCAGGAGCAGCAGAGGCATCAGTGTAGAGAAGCGGCATAGGGCGTGTGGTCTCAAGGTAGAGAGTCTCGGTGGCTGCTATGGCAGGGCTGATTTGCAAGGTCAGCACACCTACATCCTCTCTTATCCTCCACCATCTACCGTCTACACCAAAGGACTCATCCACGTCCAGGCCAGAAGTAGGATAGTGCCTCACATCATGCACCTGCTCCTTGTCCCTCAGGAACGGGATGCCGGCCAGGCTGTACTCCTCCTGGTTGGCCACTCCTACTATGGGCACTCTTTCCACATACCAGTAGCGAGCTAGACCTCTGTTGAGTGCATTGTTCCACACAACCCGATCAGCTAGCCAGTGCCACTCTATTTCATCGTTGTTGACAAAGGCACCAGCCCAGGTTGGCAGCACAGTTATGCTGCCAGCGGAAACATCAGAGGATGAGATGATGCGAGCCACCTCCGCGTTGTTGCCAGTGGTAGGCCACAACCAGGTGCCCTTACCTCTGTCGTCCCTGAATATCGTAGACTTGACACGATGGTCAGACGTGGTGATTTTGTCACTGTCGGTGCCTGTGTTCACCAGCACAATGCCGGCACCATACTTGCCCAGCGCGGCCTGTCTAGCTCGCAGCCTGGTGACTCCCTCTGGCCTAAAGGGGGCAGACTTGCTGGACTCCACGGGGCCTGTGGAGTGGTAGAAGGAATACTTGTACCAGCTATTGAGGTCACCACTGGAGTCTGAGTAGGAGTAGTAGAAGGTGTCCGCCACCAGAGTCACGGTGCCTATGGCAGAGTATGTACCTCCAAGGGAACTGGCGCGGTACACACGGATACTCTCATAGGTGGCGATCTGAGTGTCTATGTCCTCCACTATGAACCGTAGAGTTACCGACATCCTCTAACTCCTTAGGCTACAGCAGAGCCTTCATTGGGCACACCGTCTACACTGCCACCACCATGACTAGGAACTGCATCCACGGTAGCTCCAACATAGGCGTCCCTGAGTGGCAGTACACTAGGACTGATGTACACATCATTGACAAGGTTGACGAACAGGTCAGTTAGGTCCATGTTGAAGAACACAGGCTGGAACCGGCCTCCGTCGGCTCCCACACTCATGCCTGCCCACAGAGCACGGATGTCATCAGCGGTGGCCTCAGAGATAGCTGTCTCTGAACCCCAAGTGGTGCCTCCGTCTGTGGACTTCTTGTATACCACGTCCACGGTAGCCTCCCAGGTCCCTCCCTTGAGGTAGGCCACATAGATGTCGTCATTCTGTTGGTTAATGAACAAGGCCACCTGGGCAGCGTTGTCCAGGTCAGTTGCAACACTGGTTAGAGCGGTGATAGTGTTATCGGCAGACACCGAACTCAGGATGGCATCCCAGACCTTCAGGTCAGCAGTAGCGGCGTCAATCTCGGTCCAGGCCGCTATGATAACATGGTTGTCACTGTGGCGAATCGCAGCGGACATCTGGTAGTAACTAACATCATCCGTCATGCCTGTCGAGATGGCAGTTTCAATCACCCAGTCGTCCTCTGAGTCGTCGTAGACCTTAACCGTGATCTGATTCGACGACCTATCCCAGTAGACACACCAGATGTCATCCTTGTCTGTCTCGTTTCCTGGCAGTAGGAAAATCTGATCTACCGCGTTACCATCAGCAAGATCAGAGCGGCTAGTCCAGGTGGCTCCATCGTCCGTCGAGCGGTAGAAGCCTAACTCCCCGTCAGCGTCCCCCCAAAAGCCAAGGTACAGGTTACCGCCTCTCGCCCTTACTATGTCCACCACCCCTGTGTCCCAGTTCACATCGGTGAACGTGGTACCTGCGAATACCACCACCTCTGTACTGAGAGAATCATCCAGAGTGTCTAGATTGCGGTAAAGGACATCATCACCAGCTACCTCAGTGTACGCTATGTGGATAAGCGTACCTGCATTGCCTGGCGTCCACCTGTCATACCAGATGCTAGCCTTGACGAGTGTGGCTACTTTGATGCTGACTGCTGTAGCCCAGGTAGCTCCTCCATCAGTCGTCTTTTGGTACACGAGGTCACTAGAGCCGTCCTGATAGAAAATATAGGCAGTGTTGACATCAGTCCAGACAGGACCTGCTCGCACAGCCTCTAGGTGTAGAGTTGAACTGACTGAGGTGCCAACGGTAATGTCAGCCATCGGTCACTAGATACCGGCTTCTCTGACCTTTTTCAGCAGATATACTAACTCCTTAGTCAGGAGGTCGATCTGCTGTTGTAGGCGTGAGCCCTCATTAGGGTCAGCCTCTAGGTCCTGAGCCACTCGCAGCTTGGTCTTTAGTGTCACCTCACGGTTAGCCATAATGCTCCTTTACTTTTTGTGTCGCTTGGACTTGCGCTTAGGATGAGGGTTGCCCTCAGAGTGGTACTCTCCAATGACCTCTCTGGTGGTACGAGGCTTCATACCGTGTTCTACACCATGCAAGAGCCTTATCTGAGCAGCGGCTTTTGCAGGAGTAGTGGCCTTGGCATGAACGCCACTAGGACCAGTCACCCTGACCTTTCCCTTACCAACGCTAGTCTTCTTGTAGGGCATGGTCTACTCCTTGGGCGGCCAGTCCTCCCCCTCCATGAAGTGTTCATAGAGAGGGAGGAACTCAACCTTCAACTGCCCCTCTTGGTCAAGCCTCCTGAACGCCAGTTTGATGACACCTCTGGCTGACTCACCTATCTCGATGTCCACAGGTCTGTCAACCGTCTCGTCCCAGGTGTATCTATCACCATCGCGCTTCACCTTGAGGCGCTTGAGCTCCTCTTCGGAAAAGCTGAGGCGCTCCTGCTGCTCCCTGATTACCTTGAGAGTAATGTAGTCGCTCTGGTCAGGAAGGATATTCAGCAGAAGTAGGCGTTGCTTGACATTAAGAAGCATCTGTTTCCTCCTAGTTGAACCTCTGGTATGTCTGCAACCACTCCAGCGGGAGCTCTCCTTGGTTGTTAAGCTCTCGGAACTCTGAGGTGATTATAGTCAAGCCTTCGGCTCCTATGTTGATGATCTTCGGCTGGCTCTTGGCTGCTCCAGTGGTCTTCAACTGCGTCTGGAGGTTTAGGATGATAGCCAGCGAACCCGCGTTAGCAGTCTCAGGCAGTAGCGCCTGGAGACAAGTACGCTCGGCAGGAGACAACTCTATGTCCCCACCTTGGAAGCTGGGCTCACCAGAATCGGGTACTCGCTGGAAGTTGCCTGTTGCCAGGAACTCATCTACTCGGCTCTCAGGCACTTCGTAGGTGTCACCCTCCGTGTCATCCTCGAACCTGAACAGAACGTCACCACCCTCTTCCTCGGGCAGGTAGGTCGTTGCCGTACACAATAGTTTTACCACGTTCCTCCTCCTCTCCTAGTTGGCGTAAAGCTGGATGTGGTACAAGCTAGACCCAACGTACACCTTCAGAGTGTGGTCCTTGCTATTGCTTGCCTTGTCACTACCCGTTGAGGCACCAGTACCGCTACTGTCCAGGTTCAGGAAGCAGTCCCAACCTTTGACGTTCACATCCCGAATACGAAGAAACGAAATGAGACCACTGTAGGTGTAGGTGCTTGGGACAGCCAGGAACGATGAGAACGCCGACACGTCGCCCGTGATTGTACGGGTGCCAGAGGTGCCGAAGTCGATGTTGGCCTCGACAGCCACCACCTGGGCAGCAATGTCACCGGAGCCAGCCTTGAGAACTGGGTCTGCAAGGATAGCTCGCAGGTCGTTGCCACCCATACTAGCCTGGAACCTGGGTGAGACCTCAAGTCCAGTGATACCACCAGAGCCGTCTGCACTCTTGCTAGGCTTGATGCTAACAGCCGTATGGTCACCAGCTGCCTGGGTCACGTTGCGGCTATTGATACGGACATTCTTACCATCCTGTTGAGTGTCGATGTAGAAGTGGTCAGCCGCGACCGCCTTCAACGTCAAGGTACTGTCCAGGAGTTCCGCCAGGGGTGCTCCACCAGCAGGAGCATCCGCAGGAAGTGTTTTGTTCTTTAGCCACTGGTAAGGCATTGTACTTCTCCTCCTCCACCACCAGTCGTGTTGTGTTAGACTAGTTTCTCGACACCTTCTGTGAGCTCCGCGTCCACCGCGGGAATACCCAGGGAGACGAGAGGCTCAAGGTCGGCCCTGTTGACCGGAACCACAGGGGTTGAGCCACTGGACACTACGGTGTTTAGCCTAACCTTGGTCACGGTCTGACCACTGGCAGGCCTCGGAATGTAGACCGGACGGGCGATTACGATATCGTCATCGCTCTCATCCAAAATGGGGAACTGTCCAATGTGGTAGTAGTTGGAGCCTCCATCAATGGATGCCTGGACTGCCACAGAGACCACCACTGTGGTTCCTGTGCAGGTCCCTAGCAGCATCCGCACCATAGCCCAGAAGCCACCTTCGGTGTCCACTACTGAGCCCTTAGCACCGGTGCCAGCCATATCGACGGCACCGGTGATTAGAGCTAGGTTTACGTCTTTCGCCATCTCTATGCTCCTTCTGTTTCAGCTACCGCTTCTCGTTGTTCAGGCGTGGCAACTACCGTCTGAGAGCCATCGGCCAGGATATCCTCAGTGGGCCTGTCCACTTGCAGCTTGTAGCCCTCTAGGACCCACCCATAGACAGGGTGATACCAGTCCCAGTGCCTCATCCTAGCCTCACGCTGAGTGAGAGCCACTGGGCGGTGCTTAGTCCAGGTTTCACCATCAGCAGACGTTTGTTCAACGTCCCTGTATAGACGGCCACCCTTATCGTAGACATCAGGCGGTAGTTCTGCCATAGCACACCTCCTACGTGTTCATTCCTGTTCTCTCAGCCCGTCAGTATACCGTAGAGCCTCGCAGCTGCACGGGGATGCTTTAGGACTAGGCCAGTGTACCACTCAATTCGACCCAAGTGGTAGGGACCAGCCTCTACCTCTCCAAAGTCCTTGACTGAGGGGAGGGACATACTTTGGATACCATGGAGGTAATCAACCCCCATGCGAGTGCAGTACATACTGGCGGTGTCACTGGCGCCATCACCAGGGTCCTCATCAAAGAGGAAGAAGGATGAGCCATCATCCTCTCGACGCACGACACGGATGGGAGTGCCAGCATAGGCCATCTGCTGCTTGCCAAAGGCGTCCTGGGTGAAATTGATAAGACCAGAGCCAGTTACGGCTCGGACCAGGGTAGTCACCTTACGCCTCATGATCGGAGACATCCAGAGCACCTTGTCTCCACCATCGCCAAGGACAGCATCTAGGAGCTCGTCCATCAGGGCGAGGGTAAGTTGGGCGCCTCCAGAGCCCATAATAATTTTCTGGTTGCCGGTCAGTCGCTTGCGGAGGCCGTCGAACTGGTAAGGGTCAACAGCGGTGTCCCCCTCGAAGAAGGTCTCCGAGAAGGTAATGCCAGCTTGACGAGCCTTCATCCGATACTTCTCAGCCTTGAGGTTGAGCAGGTTGGACATAGCTTTGACCTCAAAGTTGTCCACCTTGACCTCGCCACCGAGAATGACCAGAGGCTCAAACAGGGGATTGATGACACCCGCATCAGGCGTGTAGGTCCCACCTACGCCACGCCATGATACAGTGCCCAGACTAGCCTCGCGGTGATACCGGAAGGCTGGCCCGTTGATTGTCTTCTGCGGCAAGTACTCCAGGACAGGAGAAGCCTCGACGATGATCTTCGCCACCGACCTCTCCAGGTCATCCTGGCTGTGCTTGGCCGCTTCGAGCATGGTTATGTCAGCCACGGTCTAACTTCCTTTCTTAGGATTGGTTTTTCCACTAAGAGCACCCTCTAGCAGGACACCGCTATCAGTCTTGATCAGGTCCGGACGGGGTCCGGTCGAGCGCCCTGAAACTACAGCAGGCCTCTCGCCATCTATCTCAGGCAGGTGTTCCTCTTTGTAGGCTTC